GTTAATTAATTAAAAATTATGCCTTATATGCTTGGTGGACGGCGGCTGCGTGTTGGTCGTCCTTTTAATACAGCTACTGCAAGTTACTCACAACTGTGGGCTACTGCACTTAGCGAAGATGAAAAAACTGCAATTGGTATTACCTATGAAGCAGATCCAGCACCGTTTGATAGTAAGTATTATTTTAGTGCTGGTAACCCTCGTTATCTCGATGATGGTACTGATAAAGACGGTAATAAATATACGGGTATTCGTCCCGGTATTGTTCAACAACAAAAAACAATTGCTGGTCAGATGTTAAGTAACACTGATTGGTACGTTGTTCGCAAGTCTGAAACAGATGTAGCTATTCCTAATGATGTAGCTACCTATCGTGCTGCAGTCCGTACTGTATGCAATACACGTGAAACTGAAATTACGGCAGTATCTACTACTGCTGAACTGGAAGCTTTAATGAAAGCTCCCGACAAAGTGCTGGATACTGATGGTGAAACATACATCGATAATCCAGCTGCACACCTTACACCTTGGCCTAAATTATGATCACCCTTATCCGTCCAATCCTGTTCAGCTTTCTGAACTCTGACAAAGTTAAACTTCTTATCGTTGACATGCTCACCAAACTGGTGGAGTCCACGGACAATGAAGTTGATGACAAAGCCGTGGAATTTATCCGCAACGGTTTGTTCCCTGCTTCTAAACTTTAATGGATTTAGGGGAGCCACCTAAGCTTCCCTACATGGCCCTTCCAGAACCGCTTGCATTGCCGGTTCCGATACTGGAGGTACCAGATGCTCATGTACCTAGTTACAAGCCCATTGTGGTGCCTCCTAGCAGCCTTAGAGCGCCTCCTGGAGTCAAAGGGAAACCCTTAGAAGGACAACAACCAAATACACCTACAACCAATACACCTAAAGCACCAGAGATGGACTATGTGACGGTACCAATCATCGATAAAGATGTGCCGGTACCAAGTCAAGAAATCCTGGTCACTGCCGTAAGCACAGCAACTGTGTCTGTTGCGGCCACCCTTACAGCTACTGCAGTTTTTAAACGTCTTGTTTCTCTGTTTAAACCAATAATCAAAACTGCATGGACAAAGATAACAAAAAAGAAGGATTCATCAAATTCCTCGTCCTCGTCTGGTCCGCCGGACTCTTAACTGCATCGTATGCAGGATGGATGGAAAAGATGGACCCTACCTATGTTGCTTCTATTCTTAGTGGCACATTGGCAACGTTTTCTATCACCCGTGAAAAGAAAGAATGAAACATTTACTAGCACTCCTAGTTTTTACGCCAGCAGTAGCTCTTGGCCAGACTGTTACGCCTAATTTTACCCAAGGCAGTATGCAGGCCACTACAACTACTACAACCACCATTGACCGAGTTATTGAAACAGAGGTTATGGGTGGTACCTATTCCTCATGGTCTGGCACAAATGTAACCCCAAGCGGGGATATCTCCGACTCTGCAACTACCTACTCGGTTACTACCGCAGGAGATCCGTGGCAGCTGGAGATCACCTCTCGCACAGCAGGGGTAATCGAAGACATCACAATTACCGAAGACATCGACATCACTTCTACTACCACGTCCTTGTCTATCTTCTCGCAGTAGGACCGGCTTATGCTGATGAACCTCGCGTACAGAATACCTCTAATCCTGTTGCCGCTGCTACTGGTAACGTCACAAATCAAGCGGTGCAATTCCAGAACAACGGAGCTCCGTCACGTCAATACTTTGCAGGGTCCAATTCCTGTAATGGTCCGACAATGACACTAAGCCCATTTATGATGGGAAATGAAACACGACCTGTAAATCCCGATAGTTACGTTCGTAACTCAAACTGGGGTGCACAGGTTAATTTTATGGTGCCACTTGATAGTGGAATGATCGAGCAGTGCAAGGCAATAGCAAAACGACACGAACAAAAGATGCGGCTCAACTACGAGCTGATACGAGCAGAGAAATGTGCAGACCTTATGCGAAAAGGTTTTACATTTAGACCTGGCTCACGTGTCGAACACTTGTGTAATGACATAGTTCCAATCGTATCTATTAATAATGCTGGAAGCACTAATCAGCGTAGCGATAGCCGGGATAGCCGGGGGAGCAGCGCTCAATAACAGACTCCACCAAAGAATAAATAACGTACATGACCGCATCAGTGGTCTTGATCGGCGTATAGATGCAATAGAACTTGGCGTTGCTCAGGATTATGTGTCTAAAGCTGACCTATCTATCATGACTAAGCGCATGGAAGACCACATGGTACGCATTGAAAACAAATTAGATCAAATAGTTTTACGCAATGGCGCATAAAAAAGCCACAGAAACACAATTTAACGAGCTACATAACCTAGTTACTAAAGAGTTTTTGGCTCGTATTAAGTCGGGAGAAGCCACCACTCAAGACCTGAAGGCTGCATGTGACTGGCTCAAAGCCAATGACATCAGCGGTGTTGCATCAGATAGTAACCCATTGGCAAAACTTGCTAAGGTTATGCCTGATGTTGACCCAGAAATGGTACAAAAGCGCCTGTATGGGCGTGTTCACTAGGGATTTATGGCTAAAAAACGCTTTGATGGTCCCAAATATTCCAATGGGAACCATAAATCGCAACAAACCGCATACAATCGAACTGAAAAAGGACGGTCAATCCGAAACGGAGCTAACAGATTAAGGACTAAACTTAAAATGAAAGTGGGTGACCCACGAGAGGCAGGACACTATGCTGGCAGTAAAACAGAGGGTAGACCTCAAAACGCCAAGTCCAACGCTGCTCGTAAAAAACCCAAACGCTCTGCATGACTCCTTTACTTCCTAATCCTGATTACTACATTGCAAACCTAATAACCATGACGTCTTCCGAAGCTACACGCCTTTGGAGGCGTGCCATTAAGGAATCTTTCGGCAAAACATGTGTTTATTGTGGAGAATCTTATGACTTACATGAACTTACTATTGATCACGTTAAGCCTCGTTCTAACGGCGGCGAAACTATCTCAAGTAACTGCGTCCCAGCCTGTCGCAGTTGTAATCAGAGCAAAGGAAGCGAACACTGGGAAGACTGGATGCTAGCACGCTTTGGTCTTCATCCAGAAAGACAACAACGTATTTTAGATCACATTAGCTAATGCCCGAACAAATGAGCGGTCTTAAGCCTACTTGGCAAGACCAACAATGGTACGAACAACAAAAAAAACAAGAACGTGCTCAGCAGTTTGCAGGTCAAACCGGTATTGTTGGCAAGACCCTCATGGGTTTAAGTGGTTTTGCTACTGATGTTTTTGCAGAAAACAGCGACCATCCGATTGCTCGCATGGCAATCGATATGTTTGGTGGTTTACGTTCTCTTGATTATATGACAACTAAAGGGGCTGAACTTACTCCTGGTGGGCAAGGTAAAGTAGCTAAACAAGTTTTAGAATTTGGTGAATTGGCTACTGGAGCAGCACCTTTAGCAAAAGGCCTTGCAAAAGCGGCACCCGGCGCACTTAGAGCTGGAGTTAAAGACATCCAAAGTCTTGGTGTTGGTCAAGCTACGTTACAAACAGCACGTGATTTTGCAGATAGAATACCACCCATGAACCCACCTATGCAACCTGCTTTTGTGGGAGTTACTGCTGATGTAGGTTTATCACGTGTACCAAAAATGGATCCAGATGTAGGTCCTGTTAGTGTTATGCGGTACACTGACCAAGAATTAAATACTCTTGGTTCTTCTCAAAGAAATCAACAAATTATTGATTCTGTTGATCCTAAGTATCGGTATTTTACTTCTGAATCGATGCAGGAATTACAAGAATCAATGATAGATCGACAACCAGCAATTGATAAAGCTGAAGCAAGACGTGATCAATTAATTCAAAAATTAGCAGATGCTCGCAAAAATAGACCAGATAAAGTTGCTTATTATAGAAGTAAATTAGCTAAAGCTCAACGCAAAGTTAATGATTTAACATCAGGGCCTATAGAAGAAATTGTACCTGACAACCCACAAATTTATCATTCTCCTGCACAATCTAGATTAATGAGATCAGAAGGTGGAGTTGACGTTGAAGGTAATTTACGTAATGAATTACATCACCAAACTATTGAAAACACAGAAGGTGGTAGATTATTTTTACGTAAAACAGTTTTAAAAAATAATCCACAAGCAGCTATTTTAATGTGGGAACACATGCGCCGTTTAGGTATTGTACCCGGTGGAGGTAGACGAAACATGCGAGCTTTGTCTGGTCCTCAACATACAGGTACTCAAGGTATTCATGAATTTCCTGCTTTTAAACAATGGCGTGGTTTTTTTGACAAACTTCCTGACGATATTTCTTTAAATAATTTACTAAAAAAAACAGAAGAATTTGCTGCTTCTTTAGATGACACTGACAAATATTTAACTACAATTAAAGACCCATTATTAGACCGTGTTATTCCTGAAGGTGCTGCTTTTCAAAATCAACTTGGCCGATTAATTAAAGAAGTACAAGAAAAAACACCAGGTTTAGGCGGGTATTAACTTATGCAAGACGTTATCCAAGCCTTGCAGGATGATTTTAAGCTGTTCCTACAAGCCCTGTGGGGACAGCTGGACCTCCCTAATCCTACAAGAGCACAGTATTCTATTGCTGACTATTTACAACACGGTCCAAAGCGTTTACAGATCCAGGCATTCCGAGGAGTCGGCAAAAGCTGGATTACAGGCGCATTTGTGTTGTGGACACTATTTAATAATCCAGAAAAGAAAATTATGATTATCTCCGCATCGAAAGAGCGTGCAGATAACATGTCTATCTTCCTACAAAAGCTGATTATTGAGACACCATGGTTGAACCATTTGAAACCGAAGAGCGACGACGCCAGATGGAGTCGGATCTCTTTCGACGTAAACTGCTCTCCCCACCAAGCGCCATCAGTCAAATCCGTCGGGATTACTGGCCAATTGACTGGCAGCCGCGCAGACCTTATGATTCTCGATGACATCGAGGTGCCCGGCAACTCAATGACAGAATTGATGAGGGAGAAACTTTTACAACTCTGTACTGAATCAGAATCTATCCTAACACCGAAAGATGAT